TTTCTTGTAATTGTTTGCCACGAGACATTTGAACTCTCCGTATTGTTCCTGTAGTAAATCTATATTTATTTATAATTAATTAAATTACAACGAATTTAAGAACTCATTGAACACTGATAACTTATACTCTTCAAGAACACCTTGATCAACAAGAGTGTTAATTTTTCTATAGGATTTTTCTGCTGCTTTTTCTCTTAACAGTCCTCCATCCCAACACCATTCTTTTCCTTCCATAATTCCTTGAACAAATGCATCAGGTGCGGAAGGATCAGCAACAATATCAGCAGCAGTTGCTAACATAAAATCTTCACCAACTTCTTTATATCCTTTGTTGTTTTCTCTAAGTGAACCAATACCACGAGAAGAAACACCAAGAGTTACTCCGTCCTTTAGGAGAGATTCTGCAATCTTGCCCATAGGAGTAGAAAGAATTTGAGCCTTACCAACAAAGTTATTGCCATCACGATAAAGTTCTGTGATCTTGTGAGAAACTCTATCAAGGTTCACAGTAGGTCCATCTGGATGACCAAGTTCTCCAAGAGCACGTCCCTTTTGAACATATTGTTCATTGTAACGATTTACTTCACGTTCCATAATAGACATAGGATACATACGTCCATTACGATTCACAGTTTCTGCTTGAAGGAATGGTCCTTTAATATAAAGTCTCGTTGACTTGCCAGTTCCTTCAGTAATAACTTCTACTTTTTCTATTTCTTCTCTAATGAGTTTCATTATGCTTGATTGGTAAGTTGAACTTGTTGATAATAAAGAGTTCCTGCACCGATGCCCCTTGCAGATACTTTATTTGCAGTCACAACAGATGCATTTGATGAACTAAATGCAGTCAAAATTCCACTTGAATTATAATTTACGGTCATTCTTGTTTGGAAAAGACCTCCTACTCCGGAAGATGTGTCAACTGAAAGAACTTGTGCTGAAGTAAAATTATAAAGTGCTTCACTTGCACCAGTTAATGTTACATAATCTCCAACACCAAAGGGAAGTTGAGTTCCTTCTGGACAAGTAAGAACTGTTGAAGTACCGGTTGTAACTCCAACAATACGATTTGATGCTTTCGTAAGAGCGAGAGTTACTGTTTCTCCAGATGGAATAAAGTAGTCAGCAGTAGTTGCTGAAGGAGTTCCTCCAACTGCAACATGAACAGCAGAACCAACTGCAACAACTCTAATAGTGTCTGATTGAACAGAAAACGCAGTTGAAGTTGTTGCTGTTCCTGCTAAAAAATTAAATGAGGCTCCAACGCCAACTGGTCTATGAGTCATTATTTTATTAGATACACTTTTATTTATTTATCAATCAATCTTCCTCAGCAGCATCAAACATTGAGTTTGCTACAAAAGGTCTAAATTCATCAACTTTTCCTGATGCTTTTGCAAACAAAAGTTCTTTGATCTTGTCACTAATCTGTGAGGGAGACTCATCAGAAGCAATCATGTCCATTAAATCATCCATATTTTTAAATTAATTAATCAATGTTATTTATTAAATCTCACCACCTTTGGGAATTTCTGCTATTTTTCCATTAACTTCAGTTGCAGATCCATCAATTTCTGGTTCCATTACTGGTTGTCCCAAGTCCATTGAAGCAGTTCCTGAATCAACTGGTGCGCCAGTTGCTGGATCTATTGGAATATTTGGATCAGGAATAATACCATCTTTGATTTCTTCTTTAATTAGTCTATCCTGATCGATGATTTCTTCATCAGTTTGACGAAGAATTTTGCGTCTTAGGTAATCTTGTGAAAAATATTTACCAACATATGGTTCAGCTGTTGCGACCATTGCAAGTCTTTCATTTAACAGTTCTGCATCTTTAAGTTCTGAAAAATGATTATCATATAAAAAGTCATATTGAATATGTTCTTCCATCATACTCCAGTCTTCTGGAGTAATGACATTTTTAAGAATTAATTGCGTTTTCAGCATGTCATGGAACATGTATGAAAACCTTTTTCTAAGACGAGAAACAAACTTAGTAAATTTTACTTCATCTCTTAGAATTTCTGAAGAACGACCAAGGTTAAATCCACCTTCACCATCCATTCTTGATGGTGGTACATTTAGAGATCTAAAAAGTTTTTTCTTAAAGTATTCAATATCAGTAATTTCTCCTAAGTTTTGTCCCCCAGGAAGTGTGGTGATTTCAGTTCCTCTGCCACCTTCACGACGAGGTAACCAGAAATCTTCAAGCATACTCATAAACTTTTTATCGTCACGAATTTCACCAGTTTGTGCATCATAAACTAGTTTGTTACGATATCTCATCATAACGTCACGAAGGTATTGTTCTGCTTTTACCTTAGGAAGATTGCCAACATCAATATAAAAAATTCTTCTTTCAGGAGCACGAGATAATCTATAGATAACCAAAGAATCCTCAATCATTCTAAGTTGATTAAGAGATTTAATTGCTTTGTGAAGATATGAAAGAGTATTTCCTCTATTTCTATCTACAAGACCTGAGGTGCAATATGTGATAGAATCTTTTGTCATTTTGACTCCAGCATTCCCACCAAAACCAGATGGATCTCCTGAAGTATAACTTGCTTTTGGAGTGTAAATGAAGTATTCCTCTATTTCAGGAAACTCATAATCCATTGGATTATCACTTCTGATATTTGCCAATCTATATCTATCTTTCTCACTTTTCTTCTGTTGCTTCACATATTTCATTTTAAGTGGATCTATATAACGCAACTCTTGAATTCCTTCATGAGGACTCTTCAAATCAATTACTTTGTGATAAAATATTCTTCCATCTACATACCAATTTCTATAAATTTCATGAGATTTTTTATCAAAGTCTAGTAAAGATAAAATATATTTAAACTCTTCTCTTATTTTTTTCTTAATTCCATCACTTGCATTTAAATTAGATAACTCAATTTGAATTGGAGAATCATTTGAATCTGATACGATAGCTTCATTTACAATGTCTTCAATTGCACTATCACACTCTGGGTGCAGTGACATTTCACGATATCTTTTAAGTAAATCTTGTTCTGTTTTATAAACACCTTCAATATCTAATGATGTACCAAAAAAACCACTACTCATATAGTGGTCATTCCCGTCCTCGGTATTAGGAGGAACGGGAGAGACTACTCCAGGAGATAGTGGTTCTGTGTCTTCAATAGAAAACCCAAAAAGTTTTGCCATAATTTATTTTAATTTTTATCTTTTACCTATTTATTAACCTTTTGCTGCCGTAGTTCCACTAATGAGTGAGAATGATTGAACTTGGAATTCAACTGTGAATTCTTCAATTGTATCTCCACTATCGTAAGATAGATCAATAGCAGAAACTGCTGTTGGGAAAATATCAATAAATTGATATGCTGCCAAAATAGAACTGTCTGTTCCTGCATTAGTTGTGCTGTTAACAGTAGCTCCTCTTCCAAGTTGATAAACAGTTGCATTACTCATATAAGAACTTGGATTTGTTGCTCCAAGATTATTATCAAGTTTTGCTATTAGTTCCATCCAAGCTTCAAACGATCTACGAAGTTTGAAATTCTCATCATTAATAACAGTTACAGTCCAAACATCAATAGATCTGTCTCCAGCAACTTTGAATATTCTTCCTCTAAATGGAACATCAATACTAGCAATAGTAGATGCAGGCAAATTAGCTGCCTTACAAAGATATTTAAATGTATCAGCGTCCCATCCAGGAATTGCGGATGGGAATGTTGTTAATTCTACCTCAAATAGATTGGGTCTTGCACCACCACCAGCTAAGGTGCTTTTAAATTGTGAGATTGTTTTGAGTGCCACTTTTAGTTACCTCCTTGTGTTATTTATTAATGATTAAACAGTGCCAACAACTTCTTCAAAACTCACTCCTGTGCGAGTTGCGACGAATGTTAACGTTACAAAATTGATAGATTTAGCGGGTTTCAGGAAGATATCTGCCCTAAACTCATTGTTATCAATCACGTCGGGGGTATTATTTGTTTTATCACAAACAACTAAGAATCCATAAAGACCTCTTTTTGCTTCAACATCACGAAGGAATGGTTCAACAATGTTTCTAAAGTTTGCTCTTGTTAACTCATCATTAAGTTCAAAGAGTTGTGCTTCCGCAGATCTTTGAAGTGCTTGTTGAATTGTAAGGAACAAACGACGAACGTTAATTCTATCAAAAGCAGATGCATATCCAAGAGCAGTTTTGTCTCCGAAAAGAAGAGTACCAATTCCTGGTTGAGTTATAATTGGATTAATTCTTTTTGGATAGAGTTGATCTCTTTGTGCTTTGCTTGGATTGTATGCAAGTTTAATTGCATTATTAAGAATTCCACGTTGTTGTCCTGCAGGAGAGAACCATGGATAAGCAACAATATTAGTGCGGGTCATTAAACCTGCAACGTCAGCATTGCAAGGAATGTAAACAAATTTGTTATTAAATCTGTCGTAGGTGTACTTATATCCACTATCAAATATTGCATACGATGAAGATGAAAGTGAACTGAAATACTTAATTAAATTAGTTGTTTGTGTCGTTGTGTTTGTAACACCAACTAAATCAGCTTTGTGAGCTCCAATTGTTGCAACACAATCTTTTCTCTGAGTTGCAAGAGAGATTAAGAATCCTGCTTTTGCTTGAGTATCATTTACTGATTGTAATGAAGGACCCATGATGATATAATCAGCTTGAACCTCATCTTTGTTTGAGAACAAATTGTATGAAGTGATTAAATCACCAAGAGTTGCTTGCATTCCACCAGAAGCAGAATAATCAACTCCACCCGATAATGTATAAGTTTTATTTCCAATTGCAGCAAATGTTACACCTTGTGCATCTTGTCCCCATAGTCCATCTCCAGTGGTGATTCCAGTGAATGATGTTCCAGCAAATCCAGTTGCTTTCGGAGACGTTCCATGATATGCATCAGCAGCACTTGAGGGATTTCCACCAGCATAAATTTGAGATGAAAAATCTGCAAGGTAATCTTTGTACCAGATTTTCTGTGGAGAATTTACAGCAGATACTGCATCCAGTGCCTTTGAAAGACCCAAGTGTGTCTCTAAAAGTGTACCTGTATTTCCTGTAATTGTCCCCTTATCATCAACAACAACAATGTGAAGTCCGTCACCATAACCTTGTCTTTGAGCCGTATATTGACTAGTGGTTGGCTTTGGTGCAAGTTCTCTCCAGAAAATTGTTGCATTAGTCAAACCAAGAGTTTGGTTCTCGTACCAATCAGAAACAGATGCTGGAG